CCATTCGGCAATCGTATCTTTATCAGTAGTGGCTGAGTTTTGACCTTTTGGCGCAAGCTCACTAATCGGATGCTTGCCCACGTTTTTACATGCAGTATTGCCACAGCCACACGTTTTATCGTCATTCACCCACCAACATGGAAATACTTTCCAGTCAAGCGCGGCGTATGCCAGTGCGTAATTTAACGGTGTCTTATCCACGATCAATACTCCAAATTGTCACGTCTGGCAAGTTCATCATGGAATAAGTCGTCAACGGTTTCAGCGCGTGACATCCAACCTTTAGTCAAGGTGAATAATGCTTCAACGCGCTCACGCTCAAAACTTTGATACGACTTCGGCACAATTTTCAATCCAAGGGTGTCCAGCAATAGACAAAATGTTTCTAATGAATTAAGCCCATTTTTACGCACTTCATTTTTCATGCGACTAAACGTGGCGGCATCCATCTCTAATTTTTTGGCAAGGTCGGCTTCGCAAGCAAGTTCAATCGCTTGCAATAAGCGACTGTGTTGTTTGCGTGCCATTGCATTGGTCGGCTGTAATAATGGGCTCATGCAGTGAGCTCCTGTTGTTGGTTAAGTTGTTCGTGGGCGGTAACCAAAGCTACGCCGTAATCATAAGAAATACGTTTCTTTGGTTTGCCACAGTTAATATCAGAGATAACACTTTGTGAGATGCCAGTTTTTTCTGACAACTCAACTTGGGTGTACTCTTTTAACAAATCGCGGACAATTTGTGTCCAATTAGGATTTTTAGGCATAAATATCTCCTGACGATATTTTAAGATTCATAATATCGTAATTACGTTATTTAATCAACGTCAAAACGTTATTAATTTATATCATAATCACGATAATAAAATAGCAAGGTAGCTAAAATGTTGGAAACAATTGGTAGTCGAGTAAAAAAGGCTCGTAAATATGCAGGTCTAACCCAAGTTGAATTAGCTAAAAAGTCCGGCAGTAAGCAAGGCGCTATTTCTGACCTAGAAAGTGGGAGAAATGAAAGCTCAACTAAATTAGTCGAGATGGCAGAAGCTATGGGAGTCAGCGCTAAATGGTTGGCAACTGGTGAGGGCAACATGCTTGATCAGGAAATTAAAGTTCCTAGCATCTCGAATGTTGATTTTATCTCGCAAAAAATCCGTAAAGCCCCAGTCTTAAACTGGGTGCAAGCGGGACACCCTACGGACGTGTTTGATAATGCCTGTGATGAATATGAATACTTTTATGACGAAGGATATGGCTTGCAAGTTTATTGGCTATATGTTCGTGGCGATAGTATGAACCCTGAATTTTTTGAGGGTGATAAAATTTTAGTAGATGCAGAGCGCCAAGCGCGTGCCGGTGATTATGTTATAGCAATGGTTGACCATGAAGCCCAGGCGACATTTAAACGCTATAAACCCTGCGGCTATGATCCAAATCTTGGTCGTGAATACTGCCAATTGGTGCCACTAAATGATTTTTACCCCACCATTGATAGCAGAGCTGTTCGCATTGATATTGTTGGCGTAGTTGTTAAGCATGAAAGGAAGCTTGTATGAACTTGTTCACCCACGACTACACCAAGCCAAAACCCATCTTATCAGGCTGGTCATTAGAGAATGTTGACCCTGACCATTATTTCATCGTTTGGTTTATCTACAATGCTGAGCTGATCACGCCAGCGACGAGGGCTAAGGGTTGGTGTGTTTTTCGAGAGATTGAGTTGGATTTTTGATATGAACAGATGGATTTGGTTGATTTTGTGGACGTGTGTTGCAGGAATATGGATTGCTGACATTGTCGCTCTTTTCATTGTAAGACCAGTGTTTTTGTCAACATGGTTAGCCGCTCTGGCTTATGCTTGGGTGCCGTTTAGCTTGGTGTATATTGCTCAGTTGGTAGTGACGGGGCGGAAGGTGCCATTTAGGGTTTAGCTGGGAATTGATTTGGGTTGTTTAACACGTCAATGGTTGGCGCATATCGTAAAAACTACATTGTAATAATTTTAACTTGCTATAATATAGTTTCACTCAATGTTTCACATCAATTTGCCAAGGAGGCAACATGAAATCAGCACAAGATATTGCTAATTTCTTCCTTAGCCATTCCTACGATGGCGAGATGGATGACATTACCAATTTAAAGCTACAAAAACTACTGTATTATGCGCAAGGATATAGCCTAGCCTTGCTAGACCGTCCGATTTTTGATGATTTAATTCTCGCATGGCGACATGGCCCAGTGGTAGAAACTGTTTGGCGTAATTATAACCAGTACGGTAGAACACCATTACCAGCGTTGCAAAATTATTCTTTAAGTAACTTTGAACAAGATGAAATCATTGTACTTAACAAAGTAGCTAGCGATTATGGACATATTCCACCTTGGCAGTTACGAGATATGACTCATGAAGAAGAGCCATGGTTATCTACGCCAAGAGATTTATATATTGATAAAAGCCTTATTAAAAACTATTTTATGAAGAAGTTAAGACGCCCTAGAGTCAATACCAAGCCAACCTTTGATATCAATGTAGAGGCTATACAGTCATCAATTGATAGTGGACGCGTGGATATCCCAAAACTAAACAGTCCTAAAGATTTTGTGAAATGGCTCAAAAGGTAGGTGTATTTTGCAAGTTCAGACTACACCTAAGTTTGAAGAATACCTCAAAGAAAACTTTAATGATGAAGACTTAGAAGTTATTGGTCAATTTGTTTATCATGTTGAGCATTATGGGTTAGAAGGACTTAAAGGCCGTAATAAAAAATCAGATGATATAGATACCAATGATCCTAATTGGCTAAAGAAAGTAAGGTTCGTTAATCATTATAATCTTTGGCATTATCATATCGGCATTAATGAAACTTGGTACGGATACTCAGAGTCTTCAAAAGGTGACTTTACTTCTGAATATGTTATTCATTATATGAAAGAGAAGGATTGTATTGTATTAGTTTATATGTCTTCTCATCCGCCCTTTAAGTTACCTCCAGAAGACTATCTACAGTTTATTTAAAAGAAACAAAAAATTTTTGACCCACCCACCCCGGTGGGTTTTTTATTGACTAAATTTTACCATTTACAATTCGTTTACAAAAAATATCGTGAAAATGATAATAAAATATCGTTTTTACGGTTGCCTATATATCGTTTTTACGATATTATGAACCCATCAAGACAAACAACGCCGTGACGAGCGGCGCTGAATTAAATAAAAACTTAGGAACCTGTAACGCGGTGCAGAGAACCGCACAAGTTAATGAATATTAGCCGCTGTTGGTATAAGGCGGCTAACTTGGATTAACTTTTTCAAGGCAAGAAAAAACCCCTGACAGCCGACCAAAGCAAACAGGGGTTTCAATAAACAACGGAGTCATTATGGCACAAATAACACACTTAAATCAAGTCGTTCGTATCGATAGTGAAGCAGATAACCACGTCAGTATCGAAGGCAACCATGCAAGCGGTCAAATCTATATCACATGGGGCGAAGGCGACCACTGGGCAGGCTTTAACTTCCACGCGAACGTTCAGCTGCATTGCGAACCTGGTGAATACTCGGGTGGTTATCTAGCGCACGCACCCACAAGCGAAATCGAAGACGTATCAAACATCATTATCGAGTTTGATGATAGCAACGCGCCAATCACCGACTTCTCAAGCGTACATAACCAAGTTAAAGAACTAATCTATCAAATGATTATGGCTGAAGAAGTTGAAGCGCCAAACTGGTTTGAACATTTTTCAGATGTAGTGTGAGGTGATCATGAAATTATTTGAAGTAACTTGGGTGGCGCAAGGCTGTCCAACTTGGCAAACCGAATATGTCCAAGCGTCAACCAAGATGGAAGTTAAATCAACTATCCGATGGCGCGAACTTGATAAAGGCGTCACGGTTAAAGAGTTTAAAGAAATTAAGGAGGTGCAAGAAGTCGCATGAAAATCAATAACAGAAAACTCTACCTTGATTTCGCTATCAAGGTATTAATTGTCGCAAACCTTGGCTTATTTGCCCTCTTTAGTTGCGCCAAGATTGGTGAGCGCCTAGACGCTCAGTCTGCCGCTGAAGAAATATATATCCAAAACTATCAAGCTGAACTCAAACGTGAACAAAACAAGGATACCACCCATGAACGCACAAATTAAAACACCCGCCACAAACACACTGGCAGAACTGGCTGAGTCAATCATCCATCTTAAAAACATTGAAGCCAGCGCCCGCGAAGAACGCATCCGCATCGAGCAGCTCATCATTGAAAAAGTGGGTGCTAAAGAAGAAGGCACGACCACTGCTGAAGACGGTAACTTCAAAGTTAAAACCGTTGGTAAGCTCACCCGGTCAATCGATACCAATGCTGTGCAAGCCGACTGGGATAACCTAGACCCAGCCATTCAAAAATGTATCAAGTGGAAAGCTGATCTCGACACCAAAAACTTACGCTCGCTTGAATCCATGCGTGATGACCTGGTGCCTGTAATTGCCAAATACATGACCACCAAGCCCGCTAAGCCAAGCGTTACGGTTGAACAGGTGGAAATGTAATGCAAGCTGATTGGGAACACGAATGCGAGGTATGCGGACAAGTACCTAGTATTAAAGAAACTGGTATGTGTGCTGTCTGTACTTTTGGAGAGGCAGACGCACAATTTGAACTAATCGAAAACGGAGAAATCTAAGTGGCCATTAAACTCACCACCACCAAAGCCGTGGCACGCACCAACGGCGTCAAAATCTGTGTCTATGGTCAAGCCGGGGCGGGTAAAACTGTCCTATGTGCGACCACCGGGGCACCAGAAAAGACAGTTATTTTGTCTGCCGAAGCTGGCCTACTTTCAATCGCCGATGCTGATATCCCAGTGATTGAAATCAAATCAGTGCAAGACCTGATGGACGCCTACCAATGGCTGACTGAAACCGAAGAAGGCAAACAGTTTGAATGGGTGTGCCTAGACAGTATCAGTGAAATTGCTGAAGTGGTCCTCAATGCTGCCAAAAAAGCAAGTAAAGACCCGCGCCAAGCGTATGGCGAAATGCAGGAAAAAGTGGAAGACGCAATCCGCGCATTTCGTGACCTTGATCGCAATGTGTACTTCTCAGCAAAAATGGAATCTTACCAAAATGACAACGGCGTTGTGATGTACCAGCCAATGTTGCCGGGTAAGAAACTCCCACAAGGCCTAGCTTACTTCTTCGACGAAGTGTTTTTCTTAACTGTTGAAAAAGACGCTCAAGGCGTGCCCCAACGTTACCTAGTCACACAACCTGACTTTAAATACCACGCAAAAGACCGCAGCGGTAAGTTAGAGCAAAAAGAACTGCCATATTTGGATGCAATTACCGCAAAGATTCTTGCATAAAAAGTGGCGTAAACCTCAACTCAACAAACGAAACGTAACGAACTTAAATTAACAAGGAAAATTTCCCATGGCATTACTTAACATCCAATTCGACCAAAACGAAATCGCTGAAGCTCAAAAAGGTGGTGATTTTGCACCTATCCCAGCGGGCACTTATATCGCTCAAATCAACCGTAGCGAAATCAAGCAAACCAAGGCGGGAACTGGTAGCTACCTTTCTTTAGGTTTTCAAATCATCGATGGTGAATATGCCAACCGCGTGATTTTTCAAAATATCACGCTTGCCAACCCCAACCAAGTAGCTGCGCAAATCGGACGCGAACAACTTGCCCAATTAGCTGGCGCTTGCGGCATCTACCAACTAGGCGATAGCCAAGAATTACACGGCATCCCTATGCAAATTCGTGTTGGTATCGAAGTGGATAAAACAGGTCAATACGAGCCAAGCAACAACATCAAAAAGTTTATGTCATTGCAAGGTCAACCGGGCGCCCCTGTAGCACCACGCTTTGCTCCAACCGAACAAGCGCCAGTCCAGCAACAACCACAAGGCTTTGCGCCACAAACGCCTGTTACTCAAGCAGCAAAACCACACCCATGGGTGCGTGGTGCAACTGCGTAAACCTAACAAGCTAGTCACCCATCCTGCAATAGGGTGGCTAGTTTATCCCTTTGTGGAGTAATTGGACTCATTGCCGATTATTCCCCAAAGTGATAACAACAAGGAACACTATGGCAGACCTCACCCAATTCACCAAAAACACCGACCCTACTGTTGAAGCCATTTATGAGGCTATCAAAGCAAACAATACCGAAACCCCGAGACGCTATCTAGGCGCATCCATTATTGGTAAGCCATGCGCCCGGCAATTATGGCAAGACTTTCGATGGGTAAAGTTTGAAAACTTCGATGGTCGTATGCTTCGATTGTTTGAAACTGGTCATTTAGAAGAACTCAGACTCACCAAAAACTTACGCATGGCAGGGTTAACCGTACATGATATGGACGCCGAAACCGGCCAACAATTTGCCATTGTCATGCACGGCGGTCACTTTCGCGGTCATGCAGACGGCGTTTGCCTTGGCATCAAAGACGCGCCCAAGACTTGGCATTTGCTTGAGTATAAAACGCATAGTCAAAAGTCGTTTGACAAGCTCACCAGTGAAGGTGTCGAAAAAACCAAGCCTGAGCATTACGCCCAAATGCAAATCTATATGCACGGTTTAAAGCTTACCAGAGCGTACTACCTTGCCCGCAACAAGAACACCGATGAGCTGTATGGTGAGCGTGTTAAATATGATAAAGACAGAGCGGAATATTTCATCAATCGTGCCAAAAACATCATTTTTAACCCTGAGCCGCCCAGCAGAATCAAAGAACGTCCTGACTGGTATCAATGCAAATTTTGCAGCTATCACGAGCAATGCCACCCAACGCGCACAGACTTACCCGAGACACTGCCTAACGTGAATTGTCGGACGTGCCTACACTCAACACCTACCCCAACTGGCGAATGGTTGTGTGAGAACTACGACAGCATTATTCCAGATGACTGGATGCCTACCGGCTGCGCTGAACATCGATACATACCCATGCTATTCCCAAGTCTCGAGCAAACAGAGGCCGAGGAAACCGAACTAGCGACCAACGTTTTCTACCGTGGCCGCAGTGGTGAAACATGGGTTAACAATGGTAATGGATATTTTGTCACTGAAAAAGAATATAGAGGAGAAGAAATTGTATAGTTTAAGACCCTACCAACAACGAGCACTCGACGAGCTCATGGACTGGCTCAACCGCCACAACGATGGCAACCCCATTGTTGATGCGTGCGTCGGTGCCGGTAAATCTATCATTATCGCCGAGCTGTGCAAACGTATCATCGAACTTGATCCGCAAGCCCGCATTGTCATGTGTGTGGCGTCAAAAGAGTTATGCCAGCAAAATTTAGAAAAGCTACGCGCTATTTGGGAGGACGCGCCCGCCGGTGTATGTTCTGCAAGTCTTGGTCAAAAGGACCTGCAGAGTCAAATTATCTTTGCCACCATTGGCAGTATCGCCAAGTATGCTCACGAACTTGGCAAGGTGAATATCCTAATCATCGACGAGTGCCACAATGTGAACTCAGACAATGCCGGTATGTATCGTACCTTTATCGACGATATCAAAAAATATGGTAGTCCGTATGTGTGCGTCATTGGCTTTACTGGCACGCCGTTTCGTGGTGATGGTATTTGGCTATGGCAAGGCAAGGACCCGTTATTTGCTGGTACCGCCACCCGCGTCACAATGGATGAACTGCTAAAACTTGGCTTTTTATCGCCGCTTGTAGTGGACCAAGGAACGCCTGAAACTATCGATACCACTGGCGTTAAGACTAGCATGGGCGACTATGTGGTTAAGGACTTAGAAAACGCTGCGCTTGACCCAGTAATCATCAAAAAAACTGTTAGTGATTTATGCGAACGTGGTAGTGAACGTAAAAAATGGCTTATCTTTTGCGTAACCATTGACCATGCTAAGGCTGTGCTGGATGAATTAAAAGTCGCCGAAAATGAGCATTTTACGCTGAATTTAAGTCCTGAAATGGTCACAAGCAAAACATCAAACATTATGCGAAGCGATATCTTGGCGCGTTTTAAGATGCCACATAACCAGCCTAGTGCCATCAACTGCCTTGTCAATGTGGCATGTTTAACCACTGGTTTTGATGCACCAGCCACCGATTTGATTGCCCTACTACGTCCGACCAAATCGCCAGTCTTGTACGTACAGATTGCTGGTCGTGGTATGCGTATCGCCGATGGCAAACAAGATTGCTTGTGGTTGGATTATACCTCCACTACTCGTGACTTAGGACCTGTCAATTTAATCAAAGGTCGCAATAAAATCAACGTGGTCACCGATGGTACCGCGCCGTTTAAATACTGCCCTGATTGTGGAAACATGAACCCAATTCACGCAACTGAATGTGTGGAATGTGGCGCATTAATCCCAGTCAATCAAAACTCACCACACAATAGCACAGCCAGTAACGCCCTACCCTTGCACGGTTTTCAGACTCAGCCGCAACTGTGGTTTGATATCAATCAAATTGGATTTTATAAACACCAGGGCAAGAATGGTAAGCCGCCAACCATGCGGGTTGATTACCACGTAGATGGCGAAATTCACCCAATTAGTGAATGGAAATGTTTTGAACACGATGGTTTTGCCCTGCGAATGGCGTCTCAGTGGTGGTCAGATCACATGGTTGGGTTCGACGTGCCGTTTACTGTTGATGAAGCTTTGCAGCTAATTCATGAAAATCAGCTCACCATCTATCCCACTCGTATCCAGTGTCAAAAAGATGCCCAAGGCAAGTTTTGGCAAATTAAAAAATATGAATACGAACGTAAAGATAGACCTACTGTAATTAGTTTTGGCAGTAATCCAAACTTTTCTGCGCCTGTTACTGACACGGTAGATTTTAAAAATTTCATGAAATCACCCATGCCAGTCGCTAGTGACATTGAAGTTGATTTGCCGTTTTAAGGAGAACAAAAAATGAACGACACAGTTTTAAAAGCCAGACAACGATTGCTTACACGCCTTACCAACTTTATAAAAAAACACCCTGAAGGTGTGACCGTCAAGCAAATGTCAAAAGGCGTATCCATAAGCACCGACCTACTTTGTGAATTATTGACCGAAGTCAAAGCTGAAGTTAAAGGTGAACTTTGGACGCTGCCAAAAGAGCAACCGAGCGAAGAAATCGATGCTACCCCTAGCGTTGAGCAAGCATTAACTATTAATCGACAACAACCAATCAAGGAAAAACCCATGAGCCACCCCGACAAGCTTCAAAAGTCTGGAATATTCACCAATATCAATGAGGCTTTAGAGGAGCAAATCAAAAGATTAAGGCAAAGCAACCTAGACGCCGAATCAATGACTTTAGAAGCTGCCCGCACTCGAGCATTAACGAGCATTTCTGAACAATTTATCAAGCAAGGTCAAGTTGTCCTTGAGGCAACCAAGGTTAATATTGAATTTGGCGGCAATCGTGTTGATAGCAGCTTGTTAACAGTGAATGGTTGATATGAAGAATAAAATTGTATGGCTCCCGCATCATCTGGAGTGGATTGAAGCCAATCAGTATGGCAAATCACGCAAAGAGTTACTTGATTTGTTAAAAGCCACGTTTAATGACTTGGATCCACGCCTTAAAAAATTCAACCTTGAAGGCCTATGTCGTAGGAAGGGTTGGCTTAATGACTTTACGGGCAGAATCGAAAGCGGTAGTACGCCTTGGAATAAAGGTACTAAAGGTATTTGCAAGCCAAGCTCTAGTAGTTTTAAAAAAGGTCACTTACCGCCAAGCCATAGACCAGTTGGCTCCGAGCGCATTGTAAAAGATGGTTGTGTTGAGATTAAAATCGCCGATCCAAACCAGTGGCGATTAAAACACGTTTGGTTGTACGAGCAGCACCACGGGAAGATACCCAATAACTCAGTAGTGCGATTTGCTGACGGTAATTCACTCAACGTAACCATTGAAAATCTCGTGTGTGTATCCCGCGCCGTCCATGGTTATATCAACCGAAAACAATTAATTAAAAGTAATAATGCTGAATTAAATAAAGCAATTTTACTCACCAATCAACTACACCATCTAATAAAAGGGAAAGTTGCATGACATTGGAACGAATAAGCAAGCACCAGTTACAGCATGGTGGCTTGCAATCAACAAACAATATGACATTTACGTCAACCATTTAAAAATCGAATTGTTTAAATATCAAGAAGGATGGGAACTATGAAACTAGATGATTTTTTAAAGTGCAAGAAAGTGCGGTGTGTTAAGGGTTATGACGATTGCCTGAAAATTGGCAAAGAATACGATGTTATAGATATTAGCGTAGAAATAAAGGTAAAAGATGACGAGGGAAATTTTCTTTACTGGGAATTTGACCATTTCGAGCCAGTCCTTGACTCAGCAGAAAACCCGCTGCAAGGCGTGGAATTAACGCCTGAGTTTGAGGCGGTGCCTAAGTTTAAGGTGGGTGATAAGGTTTATTTTCCACGTCTCTCAAAAAAGCTATGTGTAATAGGCGCGGGACAAGAAGATGATTATGTGGACGAAATAAACGGCTCGAAAGCACTAGCAGAGATGCAATCGGATTTAGATTTTGTGTATGACCAAAAAACAAATTCATGGTTATGGGGTGAAAAAGACTGCGCACCACAGTTGCTACATGCAACCCCCGAAAACTACGAACTGCTATGCAAGCTATATCCGCATATCGAGTTTGAACAACCAGCCAAAGAGCTGAAGGGTAGTGACCTTTGCCGCGCCATGCTAGATAAGGGTTGGAAATATGTGCCTTGTTATGTGAGCAATACAAGCGACAAAAACGCTGTAGAACTAGATGACTGTGGGGTTATCTATACAGTCAATCACAATGGTAATTTTCAGGATGGTTATGGTGAGACTTGGTGCCATGTCGTCCCTTTTGACCTACGCACAGGTGAACCCCTAACCGAGGCGGTACTCGATGAATAAAAACCGCCAACGCCGCCACAACTTCTACTATGAAAGACTGAAGCGCGAAACTGAATTCAAGCAGGCAGTCAAAGCACTGCCTATCAATATCGAAATGCTAACAAGGGGGAAATTAAATGCTAGAACGCACAACACAACCAATGACTGACGCAGTGATTAAGCCTCTAACGCTGATTGAGAAGTTAGAGCGAGAAGTAAATCGACTGCTCGAACTCAAAGCGCAAGAAAAACCCCACAGTCTAGGTTATGTGTTTTTAGGTCATCACATTGCCGCGACTGTTAATGCGATTAACATCGTTAAGCAACATGAAGCAGAAAGCGAGGTGCAAGATGACTGATATAGAAAAAATTATATTTGCACTTGAAGCAAAACGCGATGAAGTTAAAGACAAGGCGGATAAAGAAAAAATACCAATCAATGCCTTGGATTTATACGGAATTTTCAGTGGTCTGCAATACGCCATTGACAAGATAGTTGAAATAGAACGAGGTGCAAGATGACCAGAATTGCAAAACTATGCCTTGCTCACATGATGGCTATTCAGATTGCAAGCAAGCAAAGCTACTTTAACACGACATGGGGCAAAGATTATAGCCACTACGTCCCACCACACAATGCGCGAAATAACCGAAAAACTAAGGGGAAAAAGAAGTGA